AGATTGACTAAAGGATCGAGAGGCAAGATATTCAATTGCTTCTAGAGGTTTTTGATTTGTTATTGCAAATTCATTACAGCCAAAAGAATTTTCAAAATCTGCTATTTTATTCACTCTCGTTTTTAAATCAAATACACAAATATTAAAAATATAATCAGAAGCATTTCCTCCTGATAATGATCTTGAGATAAGTTGTTGATTTGAAAAAATTTGTTCTTCAGAACAAAAATGTAACACATAAGTTTGATCTTGGCTGTTTGGAACTTTTTGACGATCTGTTACTTTAAATATTCTAAACGTTTTGGAGTATCGTTGGTCTCTTAAAGTTTCTCCAGGTCGACCAAATGTGATATACAAATACTCATTACCATGAATAGCAAGATCCATAAACATACCAACACCATCTCTGATGTTAATTGTTCCCGTGATTACAGGTTTAAATATATCTTCAAAAATATTAATAGCATTGAATAATCGTTCTTTATCTAAATCTCTGATTTTGCCATTAGAGCCTATTAACTTTAACTCTAGTATGACAATATCACGAGAAGAATTAATTTTATCTACTGAATCAACCATTTAAAATATTTTCCAATTCTAACAACACAGATGCAATATATTGTTTCTTTAAGATTTTAATCTCTCGATATCTTTCGTTTAATTGTTCTTCATGCTCGTATACATAGACAGGTTTATACGTCGAAACTGTGGATAAAGTAGCAACTATTCCACTATTTGCATTAGAATTATTTGCATAAAAACTAATATTACTTGTGACTGGATTATTAATATTGTTTGTTGTTATTGTATTTGACGTATAATCAAACTGGTCTAATGTCACTATCGTATTTGAAGTTGTTACTGTTGTTGGACCCTCAAGTTCAGATAAAGTTTGTTTGACTTCAAGAACATAGTGGTGTATGGTTGAATATGCATTCGCGATAGTTGGATAATTATATTGCTTGACTACCTTTCTTTCAAATGAATCTCGAGGGAGCGGCAAATTAAATAGTGGATCATCAAGTTGATTCACCATAGTAATTATCCAATGATATTTAACGTCGCCATAAACTTTGAATGATATGATCTCAGGTGTATCTAAATCTTCGCATTGATATTTGTAAAAAGCCAACGCATTATTCAATACGCTATCATTAAATCTAAATCTTGTAAAAATGTTAGTGACAGTTTTTACAGAAGAATTTGATGTAAAATCGAATCCATATAGAGTTTTAGGAAATTGACTAAACAGCATCAGAATCCCTCTTGTATTGCTTCTCTATCAATGAATACAGTTTCTCTAAATTTCAGAGATAGCCTGATTGCTACAGGAGCACCATCGTAAAATGTTGTAAATACGCCATTTTCTGTGTAATCAATTGAAACATCTTCTAATACACATTTCTTAGTTCTGAATAAAAATTGATTTCTAGAATTATTCGCATCATAAAATTCTATCTCAAATTGCGCTGGCGGAATGAAGTATCTTCCACCCGTTTCTCTGGGAATTTGCGGTGCTGCATAAAATTTTAAATTCTTAATAATTGATAAAATTGTTCCTGACTCAGCTTGGTTTCTAGGAACTAATCTGAAATCCATAACAAATTGTCTAAAATCTGGATTAGAATAAATCATTTCCATTTGAGGGTTAATGACTCTTCCAGTTGTTGCGAATAATCCAGCTGCAGTAAATTTTTCAGAGCTGCCGACTAATTTTTCTGCAAGTCGACCAGCTGCTTCCATAATATATGGGTCTTGACCTGCCCCACCATTAGTTGATCCTAATGCTTGCGCAACTAATCCATAATTTCCTGTCTCTCCAGTCAAGGAAATTTCTTCATATCGATTAGAGTAAGAAACTGCTAATGTTTCTGGCATTAATAATGCTATTGCTCTGTCGAGTTGTTGTAAATTTCGTTTCAAAGCAAATTGCGAAATGAGTTCTTTGGATCTAGACCCAGCGTTTGTGAATCCAACAGAATTTCCCAAAGAATCCAATGCTGTTTGAAGTGCTTCGCCTCCAAAATTTGCAGCTGCAGCTCCTGCAGCAGCACCAGCAGCAACAGTGGCTGCTCCAGCAACAGCTGCAGGAACAACGCCTCTTCTGCCTAATGCCAACAATGCTAATCCAGCAGCATTTACTGCTGTTCCGCTACTTACTGCAGCGCCTCCAACAGCTCCGATTAGAGTAGCATTATTTGCTATCACCCCAGCAGCACCCTGCGCTCCAGCTACTAGCGACTGTGTGGTTAAATCTTGTCTCGGCACAGCTCCTGTTTGAGTTTCAAATATCTTAATTAAAACATAAGGGACTGGTGCATTTTCGATATCGAGAGGAAATTTTAATACTGTTAAATCTGCTCTGTTTAAAGATCTTATCGTTTCTGGTGTATTAATGTTGTTTGTGGAGGTGGTTTCATTTCCTGTTTGCCGAGCTGCGTCAACTGCATTCTTCATTGCTTGATCTATAGAAACAAATGTTGTTGTGGTTGCTGCTGCAGCACCAGTCGCTGCAACAACCCTTTGGGCGTTTTTATTTGTTCCTATATTTCGAAAAAAATTGGTTATCGAAGAAACACCAGGTATTCTAGTTGCAAATTGAGATAATGTTCGAACAGCTGTTAGTGCCATTAAAAAATTCCTATAAATACTTGATGGCTTATAGTGGTAAATTTAGTCCTAAAAATACTAATAAATATTTAGGCGACTTCACAAACATCTGGTATAGATCTCTTTGGGAGCGCAGAGTTATGCTGCACCTAGACGAAAACCCAAATGTTATCGGTTGGTCTAATGAGGAAATTGTAATACCATATTTATCACCAGTTGACAATAAGTGGCATCGATACTTTCCAGATTTTTTCGTCAAACTAAAGAATAAAAATGGTATAATAGAATGTATCGTATTAGAAGTTAAGCCCATGCACCAAACACAACCCCCACAACAAAGAAGCAGAATGACAAAACAGTATATACGAGAAGTTGTTACATGGGGTGTAAATGAATCTAAATGGCAAGCTGCACAAGAGTATTGCCAAGACAGAAATTGGATTTTTAAGGTTATCACCGAAAAAGATTTAGGAATTTAATGCCATCATTAATCGATAAATTAAACAAAGAAATGGCGCTGGCTAATATAAAGCCAAGAACAGATTCAGCCAGAAGTTGGTTAGCTGGCAAAATATCTAGACTTACAATCCCAACAGATCGATCTAATGTATTGAACGACGCAACAAGAATCACTGGAAGAACGTTTGTTGGGAGAATGTATTTTTATGCATATGACCCAAAAGGAAAGGAAACTTTACCCGTATACGACAAATTTCCTCTTGTAATTCCAATGGAGATTTATCAAGATGGATTTTTAGGATTAAATCTACACTACCTAGACCCATATAGTCGTTTGGTGTTGTTAGACAAATTGATGGATTTTGTAAATAACGATAAATATGACGATACAACAAAATTTAATTTATCTTACGATTTACTATCACAATCTCGTCGATATAAAATTATAGAACCGTGTATAAAACGATATTTAACATCGCACATTAGATCATCAGTCTTATACATTGAACCCAAAAGTTGGGAAACAGCAATATTCTTACCAACAGCTAAAATGGTGTATAGAAAATAATGGCACTATTCGATATCTTAAAAAACACTTTATTGGGTCAAGGAACTCAAGCAGCAGAATCTGCATCGCCTTTAGATCGATTAGATGAGGTAACTGTTAGAGGGTCTCCTAATGTAGACTACGATTTAAGTCGCTTTACTAATCAAAATTTTTTAAAGAGCGCTAAATTTGCTGTTAGATTTTTAACGATGCCCTCTTTCGTTGTAGATAATGCAAACGATCTAAGAAAACTTACATATTTGTGCGATTCTATAGAGTTTCCAGGACAAACTATTTCAACAACAGATTTTAGAATACCAGGAAAATTAAAAGTAAGAGCTCCTTACATGCGTGATATTAATGAAGTTTCTTTTACATTTTATCATAGTGCAGATATGCCTGTGTATGAATTGTTTAACACTTGGATAGGCAGCATATCACCGACAACTGCTCTTAACAGTTACTTCGATGAAATAGTTGGATACATATCTCTATTTCAATTTGAAGACACATCAACCTCCGTCGTGCTGCCAGGAAGAGGCGCAATACAAAATATGCGAGTTAATTTAATAGACGCATATCCGTTAAGTATACAATCTATGCCGTCTAATTGGATGGATGATGGATTCCATAAAGTAAACGTGTCATTCTTTTTCAGAGACATTGAAATTGTTCCAAAAAATACTAAATTTTAATAATTGGAGTTATTATGCCATTACCAAAAATTGATTTGCCATTATTTGAGATAAAGCTGGCTTCAGTGCCAAGGGTTATACAGTTCAGACCATTCTTAGTAAAAGAGGAAAAATTACTTTTAATGGCGCTTCAAAGCGAAGATGAACAAACCATATTAAAATCAATCAAACAGGTTGTTAACAATTGTTTGGTTGAAAATACACTCGATATTGATTCTATTCCGATTTTTGATATAGAATATTTGTTTTTGAATATAAGAGCACGATCTGTGGGCGAAATCGTAGATTCTGCATTCGTGTGTAAGAATGTTGTTGGTGTTGATAAGGATGAACAAGGCGAGGATATGGAAGTTCAATGCGGAAATGTGATGAACGTTAAGGTTAACATATTAGAAATACAGCCACCAACAAATAATATTAATACTAAATTATACTTCACAAAAGATGTTGGAATACAACTTAAATTTCCAAGTTTGGGAACATTTCAAAGTGTGAAGGGTTTATTGATGGGCGAAGATTTAGAACAGCTTTATCAATTTATATTCGAATGCACTGATTATGTGTTTGATGAAAACAGCGTATACTATGCTAAAGAATCATCACTACAAGAATTTTCACAGTTTTTGGATTCATTAACGCAAGAACAATTTGATAAAATTATAGATTTTTTTAAAAGTCTACCAACTTTGAAAAAAGACATAAAACAAATTTGCGAAAAATGTAACTTTGAACACGATTTAACTTTGGAGGGACTCAGCGATTTTTTTACCTAACCTTTCGTGATGGATCATTGCGTGGCTATTATAACAATATGTTTACATTGACGCACCAATACAAATATACATTGACAGAATTAGAGAATATGATTCCGTGGGAACGCGACATGTATATTTCAATGGTAAATAATTGGGTAAAGGAAGAAACTGAACGATTGTCTAAGAGTAAATTAGAATCGGAAGAAACAATGAAGAAAATTTTAAAGAGTAAGAAAAAATAATGTCATTCACATCTCTATCTTCTAAATTATATACAATTAAATCTAGAAAAAATACATCAACATCAGATGCATTTATTTCTATGATTCGTGAAGATATGGCTATGAGATTTTCAGTTTATTCTATGGCTAAATCGCTGACTGGATCAGATTTTTTTGCTAGTGTATTAGAATCAAAATACGGTAAGGGCACACCACTTGAGAGACAAGAAGAATCTAACAGAAAAAAGGCAATCGATAGAGAAAAACGATTCAAACAATACACTGTTGATTCAATGGTCAAACTTAATAACAAAATTAATACATTAATTAATTTAACTGAAAGAAATACTGCACTAATATTTAATCTATACAATGATTTAGGAACATTTAGAAATCAAAGAAAGTTCACGCCAGCGTCGATGAAATCATTAAGTGCTGTTAGAATGACTGTTAGATCTAGAACAGTAAAATACCAAATCGATGATATTAGAGCACAACTAGCTGTTTTGCAACAAATAAATTTAGGAAGCGCAGCCTCTAGAAGAATAAGATCTGCATCTGATCGAGGAAGCAATTTTGAAGCAAGCTCTATTGCTGCGGCGGCGATTGCAGGAGGCGCGGCAGGTGGCGCAGGTGGATCAGGTGGTGGTGCATCAACAACAGCCCCAGTTGGCGGAGGAGGCAGCGGTGGTGACAGTTCACTAAGTTTAGTGGACAAGATATTGCTAGGTCTTGCAGCTAAAGACGCCGCAAACGCTTTGAGAAAAGGATATCGATATGTAAGAAGAAAATATTTTCCAACTCCTGGTTCTGGAACAGCATCACCAGTTAAGCCTGTTCCAACAACAACTGCATCTAAGATACCACAATATGATTCACGTGGTAGAGGATCGCAATACAGAATTCCAAAAGGTCAACCTGGTGCTGGGCAATTTACTAAAGCACCACCAACAACTGCGGCACCTAGAAAATTTGATATACCAACATCAAAGGCTACTCGCATAGCAACTCAGCAAAATATGCCTTCTAGCACATTATCAAATCTTGTTCGCAGATTGCCACCAGGAGTCAGTAGATTTCTTTTTGGCGTAGGAAGATTGACGAGCACACCAGCTCAAATAATTGGTTTAATTGGAGCTGGAACTTGGGACATTTTATCTGGGAAAACTGCAGGTGATATGAGCGCAGCTGCTGATAAGGTAGCAGAAACATTCGGTATGAAACTCATAAAAGGTTCTGGTGGCACGACAACAGGATATTCTATTGATGGTAAAGTATACAAATATGAAGAACTTCCGCAAGAATATAAAGATATAATAGATGCGTTTATATCACCAGATAGAGTTGCTAAAAATATTGCTTTGCAAAAAATAGCATCTAATCCTGATACATATGAGATGTTAAAAACATATCAAGGTAGAGTTAGAGCAACTGTATCCGATGCACCAGAATCTAGCGTTGCATCGGAGGCAGCGATAGCTGCGGCAAAAGCAGCATCATTAGTTATAGCAGAACCAAATTTGGGTTCTGCAGCCAAACCAACTATATCAGCAAGTCAAACAACCACCGCAGTCACTCCAACCACAACAGCAGCTCCGCCAGCAAAAAAGTTACCAGCTGATTCTGCAACAGCAGGAATTCCTATAGATTTCAAAACATATTCCCAAAGAATTGCTGCGTTAGAAAGCGCAGGGGCAGGTGGATACAAAGCTGTGAATAGATTAGGATATCTAGGAAAATATCAATTAGGAGCACTGGCATTACAAGATTTAGGATTAGTTAAATCTGGAACGACGCTAAAGCAGTTAGATGATCCAACTAAATGGAATATTGAAGGTGGCAAACAAGCATTTTTGAATGATGCAAATCTTCAAGAAGAAACGTTTGCAAGATATACTAAAATGAATTATAGCAGATTAGTTAGATTGGGTGTAATTTCAGCTGAATCATCGCCATCTACTGTGGCGGGATATCTGGCAGCTGCTCATTTAGTTGGTCCTGGTGGCGCAAAAGATTTAAAAGCTGGTGTTGTAAAAAGTGATGCGTTTGGAACCAAAGCATCAGTTTACTACAACATTGCATCTGTTGGCGAAGCAACAAGCACATTAATCGCTGCAACTAAACCTTCTGATTCTTCAATGAGTAGAGTTTCAATGCCGCCATCTCCTGCTGCTGTTGATACACAAGCTGTTGGTGATGTGGTAACAGAAGCCAGACTAACTTCACTTGCAACAGAAACTCAAGCAGCATTAATGTCAATCGATTCTTTACAAAAAACAATCACAACAATGAGTAAGAAAGTTTTGGATATCGAAAAACAAGTTAGTTTTTCTACGCCATTCCCTTCTGTTAGAAACGATTCATTAGCATAAAAAAGGGGGACCGAAGCCCCCCCGAAAACACCTACCGTTTTCTAATCAACATCACTCAGCAGCAAGTTTCTCGAAGAATGCCATGTCGTCATCTTCAACAGTGACTTCTTCAGCAGTTACCTTCTTGGCTGGAGCAGAGCGAATGACAGGAGCAGCTGCTTCCTCATCATCAACTCGCTTGGCAGTTGCACCAGCAACACCACCAGCACCAAGAACCTTGTCCAACTTCGCCTTGAGTTCATCATAGGACTTGAAGTTATCAGGCTTCAAGAAATCCTTGAGTGAATAGGCAGACTTCCAAACCTGCTCAATCTTCGCATCTTCGCCATTGAACAATGCAGCAGGAGCAGCAAACTCCGACTTGTCATAGTTACGATAGCCTTCAACGTTGCGAATCTTGACCTTGAAGTCTGCGCCTTTCCAGAAGTCAAACGGATTCATTGGAGTCTCATCAGCAAACTGCGGCTCGAGTTGCTCCTTGATCTTGTCGAAAATCTTCTTTCCGAACTTGAACAAGAACACCTTGCCTTCATTTTGCGGACGCTTGGCGTCAGAGATCACAAGAACGTTTGCAATATAAGTCAGCTTGCGCTTTTGTTTGCGAGCAATTTCTTTGTTTGCTTCGACGCCTGAGTTCCACAGAACAGTGTTATACTCAGAAACAGGATCAGTCTTACCAAGAGTTGTGAGAGAATTCTCAATATACCAACCACCAGGACCTTGGAAACCATGCGACCAAATTTGAACCCATGGTAGACCATCTTCGCCATCTACTGCTGGTGTATCTAGGAATCGGATAACTGCGTATCCATTGCCAGCAGCATCAACTTCTGGTTGCCAAAAACGTTCATCAACGTTCTTCGAACCACCACCTGCAGAGGATTGCTCGACTGCCTTCTTCAACTTATCAAGGGATGATCCCTTCTTTAAATTTGATAATGTCATTTATATTCTCCGTATAGCGTTGTATTAGTGTGTATCGACTTATCCACTTTCTTCATTACCATATTATTATATAGCATTTTCGTTAGCAAGTAAAGTTTCCTTTGTCAAGAGTTTATACTTGTCAACATTCACCGCAAGAAAAGCACCATACTTGCGCACCTTTCTTGACACTTTGGGATAGATGATATCATCTGAAATCTTCTTGTCCCAAATTTGAATAAAGTTGAAGATGTTAT